TGCCATCAGAGTCAATAGCCAAATTGGAAATAAGACGATTACGAGCTTCATGTCCGATAATAAAGTCGATTTCTTCTTGGTATGTTTTTTTGCCAAAGTTCTTCCTTACTTCTTCTGAATGGTTTAATAGTAATACTTTGATATCGAGAGGTGCTAATGTGTCATTGTCTTGTAACTTCTTTGTAGTCGTTACTTTATGAACTGGACCAAACAAACCTTCTAGCACCAGTCTATGTGTCTGTGTTCCATCAAGCGTACCAGTCAAACCGAATCTATATTTTGCTTCAGTTGATTTATTCATAATAGATGATAATGACTTTGACTTAAAGCCGTGACACTCGTCACCAATTACCATACCAAATTGTTCAAACCATTTCTTCGGTAGTTTATAGATCGATTGCCATGTAGATACGATAATACGTTTATCAGTTGCTTTGTCTTTACCAGAATAAATTTTATGCACAGCATTATCGACATGCATACCATAATCTTTAAAGTCATTATACATTTGTTCTACTAGTGATGTCGTAGGAACAATCACAAGAATCTTTTTATCAGCATTAATCATAGACATATAATATGTCATAAGTAAATATATAATAAATGATTTCCCAGAACCAGTAGGAGATAACAAAATTGCTCGAGACTCTTTTAACGCTTGGACTACAGCTTGGTATTGGTAATCTCGTGGAGGAAACGGTAGATTCGATGCAGCTAGAAAACCGTCAAATTCAGGCACAGCTTGTTCCTGAATCGGTGTACCATAAGGACTATCCTCAAGACCAACAGTATAATTTCTCTCACGAGCAAACTTTAACAAATATGTGTACAGACCCGCATTTAGCTCACCTGTCAGACTGTTGAACAAACGGATCTTACCGTCCCAAACTTTATTTCTGTAAGCTGGCATAAATTTATAGCCAGGCACATAAAAAGAAAAATAGTCAGATAGTTCTTGTGCGATACCTCTATCGCAATCAATATCCATCATACTATAGTTTTTTAATCTTACAGAAATCTGCTCCACTTATCCACCTGCTTCAAACTGTTTCCATCTTATAATATTGCCAATGGTTTGATGGCGCCATTTTAAAGAATCAACAATCTCTGTTAATGTTTCAATAATCGTTTTAAAGTATTGTATTTTCTCTTCTGATCGCTGAATATCAGGATCAGAGTCATAGTAATAATCCATTTCACCCTTCAAGATTTTTAGCCCATCGAATGGATCAGGTTCCCAACCTTTTGCTTCGATAGTATCTTGATCCATCTTACCATTATAATATAGCCATTTATCTTTAAGCAATATTTTCTGAGATGCTTCTGCTCGTTTAAGCAATAACTTTGCATGGCTTAATTGCTGCAAATATTTAGCATGGAGTAATGGAGTATTTCGTGATGTTTCGTCTAAACTAATTTTGTCAATTGTACAATCTTTAGACCACTGGTCTAGAATATTTTGTAAGTCCATAATATAATCCTAAAGTTAGGTTAGTTCAAAGTACGAGTAACGGAATGTCGCTGCATATGTTATATATTGATCTGGTCCAGACAGTGCTTCTAACTGAATAGAACCCAATCCTGTAGGAACACAGTCTATATATTTAATTGTTCTGACTGTGTTATTGTGGCTTGATAAAATCGAAACTGTAATATCACACTCAGTTGGTGGAATAGCTTGAGATGCATCAAGAGCATTGATTTCTTTTTGATCAACCAAACGATTTACCCAGTTGAACATTTCTGTATATGAATTTAAGTTTTCATCGAGTATGATGTTTGCAACAAATTCTCCGAATTCAAGTTTATCTGCGGCAAATGGTACACGCGTGCGTCTGAATGCGGTCTCAGCTGCCGTGGCAGTCACATCAGGGTGTACTACTGACTGTGCAAAGAACTCTAAGTTAGGAAAATATTTACGATCTATTGATAGCCTAAACGCATTAGGCTGTAAGATATTGATATTATTTAAGGCACTCTCATTCGATGTCGCTGAGACACTTACTGATGCCGCTGGCCTTAGTTCAGACATTCTATTCTCCAGAAAACTTTAATCTATTTATATCATAAAAAAAGCCTCATTAGAGGCTCATTTACTTAGCATTCGCATGCATGTTATAACTGAATTTTCTTCTAAGCAATCAGACCAAGTATGCACTGTGTACCAACCTATAAGTCCGATTATGAGTAAAGATCCTACAATCTGTAATGCTATTTTCATTAGTACATACCTCCTGGTATAAAGTTCATATCAATCCAAACCATTCCTAATCCAATAGCTATTCCCAATAGTACTTGATTTATTGTCATATTATACTCCTTCATAATCATCTGCTAATACATCAAAACACTCATCGATGTATTGTGCATTATACCAAACTTTCAAATCAAAATGCATATCAGCATTTACAAAATCCCAGAAACCAGTTGTTCCGATACCTTGCTCGATATTTTCTGATTGCTCAACTGCACGGTTGAAGCTATCGATTACATCTTGCTTGATTGCTGAGCCATTTGGTAGTAACATAGTATTCTCCTTCATTTGATATATTCATACTAACATATTACGAGTTGAATGTACACAAAAAAGCGCCGAAGAATACAAATTTCTTTTCGTTTGAAATCAATGGCTTAAGAAAAAAAGAAATTTTTAGGCATTGTTTGCATACCTGAGATCGAAATATTATACCCCATTTGAGTTTCAAACAGTATTTCTAAGTTACCAGAAATCACAACTCTATTTGTCTTCTCATTGTGTTTCGGTACGCTATGCAAAAGCCATGAAGGAAATATGACAATATCACCAATATCTGGTTGAATAACATATTCATCATCTACATCTCTAAAAATAATAGGCGATGAATTTTCATCTACGTTTAGATACAAACAAAATGATAGTAGATTAGGTAAATGCTGGTGTTCTACTGCTTCTTCACCAATATCATAATAAGCACCCCACATGCTACTAATATGAAATAATTCTTTAGGAACACCACTAAATAAATGATATTCACTTACTCTATCAAGTATTATATCTCTTATTTTTTGAAATGATTCATGCTCTACTAGACTATCATATGATGTCATATCACATTTCAGATTTGATGATTTATTCATTTCATCACCAATATCTTTGATAATACTAATACATTCACTTAAGTAAGCTTTATCAATGGTTAAATTGCTTTTCACTACTAATGATCTTAAATCCATAATAACCTCATAATTAAAATATTATTTATCCCATAAAAAAGGGGCGCCGAAGCGCCCCAGTTTGATCGGTTATTCCGATTCTTCTTATTGTAGGATGTTGTCCACGCGGAAGATACGGTAGTATTGGTTCTGACGAGCATTACCCAAACCGTTGTTTGAAATCGCACCTGGAACGAATGGGTTTGCAGCCATACCGTAACGAGTTTTGAAGCCAATTTTTGGTTGGAAGTCGTTCTCACCAACTGCACGTACCATTGTTAGTGGAACGTATGGGCAGTAGAACACACCTGCGTCATATGGGTTTGCACCTTTATAACCAACAGTGATATAATCAGCTGTTGCATATGGGTCGATGTAAACTTTCATACGACCATTGATAACACCAGCAAATGTGTTGCCTGTGTCGTCAACGTTCAAGTTTGTTGATAGAGCTGGTGCATAGTCTAGAGCACCTGCTGCTGCCAATGCAGAAGCAACGTCAGAAGAACAGATAACAAAGTTACCTTTACCGCGACGTGTGTCTTTTGCGATTTGGTTTGCTTCACGGTCTAGCTGTACTAGAAGACCTTTGAATTTTTCAACTGACCAGCGGCCGTCAGCATCTGTTGACAAGTCAAAGATACCGTTGATTGCTGTGTTAGCTGTGCCAGCACCTGTTTTAGCTTGACCGTTAATTGTACGGATAACTTCACGGTTGATTTCAGCCAAGATTTCTGTTGACAAGATGTTTGACAATTCTGTCTCAGCGTCTAGACCATGAATTGCTTTCAAGTCTTGTGCTAGTTCTAGGCTGTATTCTGCTTTCAATGCACGTGATTTCGCAGTAACAGTTTGCTTCTCAATGGTGAAGCCCATGTTACGGAATGCGCCTGAAAGTTCAGCTTTCTCAGTTGCCATACCATCGCCAAATGTTGGGTTAGAACCACGGTCGTTGTCGATAGATGAGTCTCCGTTAGAATCTGTCAAACCGCTTAGGCCTGATGGATCTGAACTCTGTGTATCTGAAGAGTCACCAGCGAATGTAGTGTCTGCTTCGTTGAATAGTGCTTCAGTTGCACCAGTAGTACCAGTTGTATAACGTGACTTCATTGCGAAGATCAAGCCTGTTGGACCAGCCATTGGCTGAACACCACATACGTCATATGCAACCATGTTTGGCATTGCGCGACGTACTAGTGAAATCAATACTGGATCCCAGTTTGATACAGAAGAGTTACCTACAGATGTTGCAGGTGCTTCTGACAAGAAGTTTTGTTGTGCACGCTCTTCACGAAGTGCTTTTTCTGTGTTCTCCAGAACGACAGCTGTTACTGCACGCTTGTGTGCGTCTTTGATGTCGCCAGCTGCTGATTCATTCAGTACTGGAGACCATTTCTCTACGAGACGATCATAAGTTTCCATTTAAGGATCTCCTAATTACTTTTGTTGTTTACGGATTGCTTGGATATACTGTGCCATAACGTCTGAGACTTCTTCAGAAAGTGTTTCTTCTTCTGTCTCTTCAGCAATTACTGACTCAGCTGTTTGCTTTTTGAAATATGATTCTTTAACTGTAGCAACTTTTGATTCAAATGTCGCTTCGTCAACGAAGTCCATATCTTCTACTAATGACTTAAGCTTTGCAACTTGAGTTTCTGCTAGATCACGAGATGCCTCACGAATGATAGCTTCGCGCTTATATGATTCTAGTTCTTCAGCTAGTTCCATTGCTTTTGCAACTGCATCGTTGTAGCTTTCTTCAAGCTCTTCGTTATCAGCCGCTAGTTCGTCGATTAGGTCAACTTTGGATTCAGGAACTTCAACATAAGATTCTACGAACAAGTCATGCAACTTACCCATAAAGCCTTCTGCGATTTCTGTACGTAGGCCAGATTGAATCGCTAGTGCGTTGTCTTCCATCCATTGCTCAACTACATAGTTTAGGTAGCTGTCAACTTTCTCTACAAGATCACTCTTGATTGAAGAAACTTCTTCGTCTAGTTGCTGAGCGTACTCACCTTCTAGGCGATCGATTTCTTCTGAAAGTTTTGATTTTACTGCTGCTTCAAAGATTACAGCTGTTTTGGCTTTAAACTCTTCTGAAAGAGTTGCCTCAGATTCCACCAAAGCATTTAAGTCTTCACTAAAGTCTCTATCAAATTCAATAGACTCGGCTTGTGGTGCAGCTGCCTTTGTTGCCGCAGGCATTGGTTTTTTCTCGCCACCGTCTTTATCTCCCTTACGCTTTGCAGCTTTAGGGCCTTTATCTTCGGCAGCATCTACTGAAGCGATTGATTGTGCTTCAGCATTTTTTGGATCATGAGCTTCTTCGATTTCCTCGTCGAGCTCTACATCCAGATCGTATGTTTGATCAGTCATGATTGATACTCCTAATTATGATCTTTTCAATAACGAGAGGAAATTTTTAAACTCACGAACCTGCGTCTCATATAGATCCGCTCGTGGAGCTTGTTTAATTTCAGTCTCCATTTCTTCAATTACTTGAGCTTCAATGATTCCATTATTCCAAACCCATTCAACACCTTCCATAATTCCATTAACAAAAGCTGTTGGTGCAGATGGATCTTGTACGATATCAACCGTATTGAGAATAAAGTCATCCTTGACGTACATAGTACCGTTACGCTGCTCAAGGCTACCCATACCACGAGTTGAGACACCAAGTTGAACACCACCTTCAAGCAAACCTTTAACGATATTACCCATTGGAGTATCCAAAATTTGTGCCTTACCCACAACATCATTACCTTTCCATTCAAGATTAGTAATAAGGTGGGATACTTTATCTAAGTTTACTGTTGGACCATCTGGATGGTTTAGTTCACCAACAGCACGCTTAGTATTAACTTGTTCCTTAACGTACTTACCTACTGCCTGCTCCATAATAGCCTTTGGATAGATACGTCCGTTTCGGTTTTTCTGTTCTGACTGCATAAAAATGCCTTCAATAAAGTGATTCTTGCCGCCGCCTTCTTTGGCTTCGACAATGCACTCTAGACTTTGGTCATTATATTCTGCAATCAGCTTCATGTTCTTAACCTTTATATTGTTTGACGAATTCCTTCGCCATCTTCACGGCTTCAGCTTCAGACTTATAACTGTCTAGCTTATCGCCATCAATGAAAACATCATACATGTTCTTATTCTTTTTGACTTCAACTGGTATACGACCAATCTTCATCTTCTTAGAACTTTCACGTATTTGACTAAACGTTTTCATTCGTATTCTTTCATTTGAATTTATTTATAATATTTCAAGTTTGTAAAATAAAATTACTTACTCTTCTTCATAATCTTGCATACCGGCTTCGATTTTGCCTTCTTGATTCATATCTTGAATCTCGTCAAATTCATAATCTGTATATTCTTCGTCATCGTCATCTAAATCTAATTCTAGCTGTTCAGCATCTTCGAAGTCTTCGTCTTCTAACTCTGCTTCTTCTGGCTCTACACCATTAAAGATCTGATTAGCAACATTGACTTTTTCTGCATCAAGTGCATCAGTCATACGTTGGTTAATCAATTCTTGAAATACATTGTTCGCAGCATTAAAGTCCTGATTCGCTGCATAATCAATCATAGTTTCAATATCACTCATTTTCATCTCCTTGTTCAGGCTCTATCTCGCCACTTTTTAATTCATCCGCAATTTGATCTTTCATTTGCTTGATGTCATCATCGTCAAATTGTAGTACGTTTTTCATAACCCATTCTTTTGAATAGAACTCGCCGACATATTGCTGCATAACATCAAGTGTTTGTAGGCGTTCTCTTAATAGTTCTGCATCACGTAGTTCTGTGAAGTGGTTATCTCTAATATAGTCAACAACAATATCATTTGACCATTCGTTCCAATCTTCTTCAGTAATTATACCTTTAAGAATAAGCTGTTTTTTCAGAATATTAAAGAAGAAATGATTAAACCGAGATCTTAGTCTATCAATAAACTTTTGGAACTTAAGTTCATCACGATTGATTTCAGTCGATCTACCCAATGAGAATTGTGATTCTTGTTCTAGTCTATTGACTGGAACATTTAGAGCTCTATAAAGTCTTTTTTGAAAATAGATGATATCATCAATCTGGCCGAGGTTTTCACCTCCAGGCAGGGTGGAGATCTCGGTACCACGCCCACCCTCACGACGAGGGAGCCAGAAGTCTTCGAGCATTGACATATGTTTACGATCATCTTTAATCGCACCAGTCGATGCATCATATACTAGTTTATTACGGTACTTCGCCATAATATTTTTCATATATTCTTCTGACTTACCTTTAGGCAAGTTACCAACATCAATATAGAAAATACGGCGTTCTGGTGCTCTAGCTAGTCTGTAGATGACAAGTGAGTCTTCCATCATACGTAATTGATTAATAGGCTTTAGTGCTTTATGTAGATGTGATACTACCTTCTTACGACGTTCATCTAACAATCCAGAAGTAACGTAAGAAACAGAATCAGTAGTTAGTTTTACACCTTGCGTCTGAGCACCAGGCTTTTCCTGATAGATAAAGAATTCTTCTACGTTTTTAATAATTGATACACCAGATGTGGGATCTTTTTCTTTTTTAACTTGTTTGACCTTACGAATCTTAGATGCATCAATCGGACGTACCTCTTGAATACCTGCCTTTGGATTCTTATCGTCAATTACAAGATGATGATACATTCTTCCGTCAATATACCAACGTTTAAACATATCATGACCCTGTTCACCGAACTGAATCATACGATAAATGTTATCAAACTCTTCTGTAATCTGTTTCTTAATATTATCTGGTGCTTCTACTTTATCTAATACAAGAGCAACGTTTTGTTCATTGTTTGCAGAAGAAATAGATTCGTTAATAATATCTTCGACAGCAGCATCAACTTCAGGATGTACTGCTACTGCTCTATATTGTAAAATTAATTGTTGGTCATCTTTGGTTTTATCACTTCCATCGATATCGACGTATGTACCAAAATGAGCACCGGCAGCAGTAACGTAACCAGCACCATCCTCGTCAAGAGGAGGTACGATAGAAGGCAATAATTCTTTGTCCGCCTTCTTATTGGCTCGTTTAATTTCAAAACCAAATAATGTTAAACTATTGTCTGCCATTTGATATTCCTAAATAAATTAGTAGGGCCCGGAGGCCCTACATTAGTATTATTTATACCACTTAACTAGTAGTGTTTGATTCCCAGTATTGGAACTGGAACTCAACCGTAAATCTCTCGATTTCATTTTCTGATGCATAACTTACATCAATCGGTGAGACCGCAGTCGGGAAAGCACCACGCAAATTATAAGTTTTAATAACTTCATTTGCTTTATCTAGTTGCTCTACTTTTAAATCTGCTTCGTAAGCAAGTGGATTCGCAAGGCCTGTGTTTGTTGAATGTGAATTCATACCATTCATCCAACGTTCCATAGCGTTACGAATTGACATCTCTGTGTCATTAATAATTGTTACAGTCCAAGGTTCGAATGTACGATCCCCAGATAGTTTCAATCTACGACCACGGAAAGGTACCTCAATGAAACCCATTGTTGAACCTGGCAACTGAGCTGCTTCACACATAAATGAAGTTAGCTCAGCATCACCATCCGCGTAAGCCGGAAAGTTGATCGTTGCTTGGAACAGATTTGCTCTAGCGCCGCCACCTTTCAATTTGGCTTTAAAATCATCAACTCCTAAAATAGCCATTTTCTATTCTCCTCTGACGCTATTATACTCTACCGACGACTTCGTCGAAGTCAACACCGGTTCTTGTAGCCACAAAGTTCAATGTGATGAAGTTAATAGAACGTGCCGGTTTGATGAAGATAGAAGCGACAAATTCGTTTCTATCGATTACTGCTGCTGTGTTATTTGTTTCGTCACATACAACACGGAAATCAGTAATACCACGACGACCTTTGATTTCTCTTAGGAATGGTTCTACAACGTTCACGAATTCAGCACGAGTAAACTCATCGTTGAATTCAAACAGAACATTTTGAGCTGCTCTTTCTACTGCTCTTTCAACAACCAAGAACAGACGACGTACGTTAATACGATCGAAGGCTGATGGTTTTAGGAAGTGTGTTTTATCACCGAACAGTGTAATACCTTGTCCAGGGATATTTGCAATTGGGTTAATACCCACTTTATATAGTGCATCGCGATTAGCTTTTGTTGGATTGTAAGCAAGATTTGCTACACCAAGTAGAGCACCACGGCGATAACCTGCTGGAGAGTACCATGCACCATAGTTGTTATCTGTCGCTGCCATTAGACCAGCAACACCTGCTGCACCAGGAATAAATCTGTATTTATCGTGGTACTTATCATATACTTTTAGTTGGTTATTATCAACGATTAGATATGATGAGCTAGGTAGTAGACCTGCAAATGTAATCGCATTCGCGTTTGCTGAAGCTGTATTTACAACATCGGCTGTAGATGGTGAAGTCAATGCCACACAATCTTTACGAGCATTTGCAATCGTATTTGCTTTTTCTGCTACTGATTCTTGAGCAGATTGTGTTGCCATTGTTGGTGCTACCAAGAAATCGACTTCTACTTCGTCTTTATCTTGTAGCTTTTCCATTGCAGTGTTATAATCACTTGCTGCCAATGAGCTTGCTGAGTTAGCACCATCTTGCAATGTAATTGTTCTTACATCATCTGCATCGTTATCTTCGTAATCAGCTCCACTATCCTGTGCTGATAGAGCAGTACCTGCTTTAGCTGGGAATTTATTGGCTGAACCAAATCCTGCTAGATAAACATAGTTTGATGTTTCGTTAATTACATCTTTGATATAAATGTTAGTTTGATCGTCACGCTTACCGTCACGAGCAATTGACAAGAAGTTATATGTTTCTAGGATAGAACCTGTAGTACCTGTCAATTTACCGTCAGCATCTACAACAACAACGTGCATCTCATCCCGAAGTGCGCCGTACTTTGCTGCTTCTGCTGATGTGCCTGGTGCGCCATCAAAGTTATTTTTATAAGCCCAGTTATCAAACGCTGAATCGTCTGAAGTAGCTGGACAATATGAAACCTTAATTGAGTTACCCAATTCACCTGGGAATCGAGCAATAAATGTATGCTGATCAGAATCTAATGCACTTTGTTGTTGTTCAAAGTCTGTTAGATTTTTAACTGTTGGATCAGTATCAAAAGCTCCGTCTGTCGCGTTCTCTGCATTTGCATCGATAGCACGAACAACTTGAGCTGTTTGAGAGTATTGTAGGAAGTGAGACACTGTTAGATAATCAGTAGCCGCACTATCTCGTGGTTGACCAAAAGTCGAGGCTAGACTTCCTTCGTCTGTAATTAATGTTGCCTCTTCGACTGGACCCCACTGGAAGTTCCCGACAAAACCACCAGTAGTTGACTGAACGTTTGGTACTGTACCGCCTGAAAAGTCAATCTCTTTGATAGTAATTGCTGGAGACTCAGAAGTCGAAAAAATTGCCATGACTGTTTCCTTTTCCAGTAATCGAATTATGTGTTTTCATGATACGGTTATATTCAATTAATTCTATTTATAACTTTTAAAAATTCGTATGATTTGGGTCAAATCGCACATCTAATTCATCATCAAGAGCCCATGGACTCTCGACTGGCGCTTGTCTGACTTCATCCATACCGTCATCTATAAATCCGAATGGCACAACATCATCTTCGATTTCTTTCATTCGCTGTTTAAACATCATCTCTTTTAGATTAATATCAGTACTTTCTCTGAAATAATCTCCAGTTGCAAAATAACCAAACATAACGAGATTCATCACGAGATCGTCATGGTTACCATCTGCTGCTTCGTATGATTGTCCTTTAGCGACAAATGTAGAGATTTCCATAATTGTATTTTCATCATGGATTTCTAATTTATTTTCTTCTAATATATCTTTAATTGCAGAACAGCCAATGCGTTTAACTTTACGAGTCATCTCTACACCAAGTGCATTTGCCTTTACGGCTGACTCAATAAACAAATTATCATATTCTAAATCATGATATAATCCATTACACACAACCATGCCCTGGTCATTTGATTCTACTACGACAGTGGCTTCATTGTAGAGTTTAGCATATTTATAGATAATATTTGGGAAGAGTAATGGAGAGATAGTGTTGTTGCGATAAACAGCAACCTGTTGAAACGGGCGAGTGCTAATATCGATCAAATTAAAAGTTGAATAGTCCTGACCTCTTCCCCTCGAAACGTCGACTGTCATAATATAATCATGTTTCTTTTGTGGCTCTTCATAGATATACATCGAATTTGATTCTAATAAATTCTTGGGTGGCTTAGCTCTAAACTCTAATAGCTTATTGCCTGATATCAATGTATCACCAGTACCAAAGAACGTATTACCAAACTCTTGATCAAATTGCATCTGTGATGTATTCGCAATCGTTTGTTCTTTCCATGCCTCATCTCGGCCAGGCACATCCCACCAGTCTACACGAAATGGAGTAAATTCATTCGTACCTTGTACTGCACCTTCCCAGATTTTCTGAAACGTATTACCAATACCATTAGCAGTTGATGTGATAATAATTTTAGTGTCTTTACCAGATGATACAACTGGATATGTTGATGTATAAAACTCTGCTGCTCTCTCAACAAATGCAAATTCGTCAAGATAAAGTAAGTTAACTGACATGCCACGAATAGAACTACCAGATGTCGCAGCAGCTACGATCCGAGAGTTATTACTAAATTCTATTGAACCTTTATTGAGTGCTTTACATCCAGGCTGCAGAAAGAATGGAAGATTCTCAAGTGTCATTGTAACACGAGATAGCATCTCACGAGCAGTAGCTCCTTTATTTGCGAGTACTGCAATTGTTTTCTCTGGATTGAATAATGCAAACCATAAAAGATACACAACAGAAGAAATCGATTTACCAGACTGACGGCATGCTAATACGATATTAAATCTATTAGAATTAAAATGATTAAACATCTTTTCCTGATATGGATATAGCTCGAATGGAACTAGACCCTCATCAAGTGAGATAATTTTACAATATTGTTTTGCAAAATAACCTGGATCATTCATGCATCGAGCGTATTCTTTTACCTCGTGCTCTGTCCAGTTATGGGCAACACCATCACGTTTAACGTTTGGATTGCCTAAGTAGGTATCATTCATGATCTATAATTTTTTCATTCTTTAGCATTCTCTGTAGGTCAGTCGTAGATCCAACAAAAACATTATTTGTTGTCTGCCCTTGTGGTAATGCTACTTTCTCATCTTTTTTATTATAATCTTTTTTCTTTTTATGCAAATCAATTAAATTGCCATTAATATCAGCCACGTTCTTCATCATATTAGCGAATACTTCGAATGCTCTAGGATGTTCAGTAGCTCTAGCTACTTCCATCATTTCTTCAAGTGCATCAGTACCTTTTGCTAATAGGTCATGATAATTTCTTCTAGCATATTCAAAATCATTATCTACAGTATCAGAATCCATTATGAACTATCACCTATAAATGTTATAGTGCTTGTAAATCCAAAGTCACTATCAGCCAAACCTATTGTTGTAAGTGGATCTGGCTCAATTGTAATTGATTCAAGTTTTTGGTCAGAATCATTTAGACCACCTTCTTGATCGAATATACTTGTAATAGATTTTCTAATTACATTTGTTTCTTCGATCGGACCATAGAAATTGATTTTCATCTCAAAGTCTAAAGTATATATGATAGTACGACGAGATTCGAGTGCACCTTCAAAATCATCACTAAACGTCACGCCAGTAAGTGAAATAGGCACATCTTCTTTTACGTCTTGATAATCTGTAAAAGGTTTTAGCGTCAACGTATATTGTGGTGTAAAATAGGGAAGAATCTGTTCTACAATTTGTAGTGCGTCATCCTGTGTTTTAGAATAGATATTCAATTGAAAAGCAATAGTATACGGAGCAAAGGCATTAAACTTATTACGTTTAGTATTTGCTGTTGCTTTCGTCATAAAGTTATTATTACGAGATAGCTGTCTTCCTTGATCGTATGTCATACCTAAAATTTCAAATGACATCCGAGGAAGTTTAATCGCGACAACTGTATCACCACGTAATTCTGGATTTTCACGAATACGTTCTAAAAATTTTTGCTGAGGTGCATAAGCAAGTGGTACTTTCACTTGGCTTAATACATCACCTGCTGCGTCTTTACGTAACACATAAATGTTATTAAATAAAGATCCAAAAGTAGCAACGCTTTTGCGGATTCGTTCGTGATAAAAGTATGTACCAAACATTAGCTAGGATCTCCGAATGGGTTGCTCTCAGAGAAATCTAAGAAATCAGTAAGTGTATCAAAATAAGTATTTTGTTCATTGCTTGAGATTTGATTATCTTCTGTCACTGATAGCATTAAGCCTGTAGCAGCAGACGTTTTACCAGTAATTCTATTGTTAATAACAAACGTATGATACTTACCATCATCGGCTCCTACATGAGCAAGATGTAATACATTATCAGAATCTGACCACTTTAAAACTTCACCGGTCATCTTAACACCGTCAGAAATTGTCATTTCTACGGTCTCATTTCTGATAAAATCTTTCTTAGTAGTAGGTGCTGCAATTGTAACTGTAGGAACATTATCATAAAAATTACCAGAATCAGTAATTACTAATGTGGCCAATTCACCTGACGAACTGTCAATCGTTGCTCTTGCTGTTGCTCTGAAAGCAGATTTATTACCAGTAGCACTATCAATCGTAACTACAGGAGCTACTGCATAAAAACTACCAGAATCTGTTAATGTTATGGATGACAAAGCACCATTTGTAAGCACCCCAGTTCCTGTTGCTCTAAAATCTGCTTTCGTTCCAGTTGCACTATCTATGGTCGCTGTCGCAGTTTTATAATATCCATTTCCGCGATTTGTAACTTCTACAATAGCGTCTAGTGATCCATTTACAACAGTAGCTGTCGCAGTAGCCGTAACTAAATGAAATCCTAAATAGTTTTCATTACTATCTGAAGTATCGACATATGGATTTCTATCTGAGTCAGGGATGGGGTTTAGTACTGTATCTGTATCAAGATTAAATCGAATGGCATCAAGTAAAATACCATCTGATCCGATTGAATTTACTAATCTAATTTTATTTTGAATAAAATTGTCTACATTAGGCCTATTATCTGTGTAATCCTTTATAGCTCCATCAATATAAATTTTATGATCTGATGTACCATTATTGTAATCTCTGATTAACTGTACAAAATGCCATGTCTGAGAAATTAATGGATTATCAGATGTTACAATACTAGTTCCAGTGGCTCCGTTTCCTTCTGTCCATGACCATCTTAAATTATTTCCTTCAATGCTTACTTTATTATTTGATCCATCACTATGATCGGTAGGAAATAACATAACGTCACCAGTACGTGACGCCGGAATATTAATCCAAAACTCTAATGATAGCTCAGTAGTATTTGAACCACCTAATCCATCAATATTTGTAAAATTAGTATAATCAGAATCATCTGTTTGATAATTTAGCTTATAAGAATAATTACCCCATTTAGCTGATTGTCCTGAATAACTAGTAACCCAATTTAATGGTTTTGCATCAGGCGCACTAATCGTAATATTAGGAGTTGTCGTATAATATCTACCAGCATTATTTAATGTGATATTTTCAATATAACCAGAATCATTTACAGATACACTAGCCGTAGCATTAGCCGAATCTTCATCTGGTAGCCCAATCGTAATCGTTGGTACACTTGTATAATAACTACCGCTATCAGTGATAGTAAATCCCGATACATTACCATCTTGATTTAATATAGCTGTTGCTGTAGCATTACTTGAATCTTGATCTGGTAACGATATAGTGACAGTAGGAATTGTACTGTACTGAGTGCCAGAATCTGTGATGGTTAAACCTGTTACTCTACCCATTATCCAATACTCGCTGTAGCGGTTGCTCTTGTGCCTTGATCAAGAGTTAGTTTATATTTGTATGCATAGTCAGCTTCAATATCATCAATCTCTGCAATTCCAGTATCAAGATCTTCATCTGCATATTCAAACAATTCACAACGTAATTTATATGTGGGCAGATTCTTTAACTGATAGAAAGGCTGTTCATGCTCGACAGCCATAATCTCAAATAACTTTTTAGAAAATGGGATATAAAGTAAATCACCCTCTGCAGGGCGAGTTGTCTGAATATCATTATCATAGCGGTGAACTGTATGTTCCCATCTACGTTTAGCTACTACGAATGAAGCTTGATCTCGAATCTCTACACCAAACTTTGTAAATAGATCACCTTCACCATCAAAGCCTTCAATGTTTTCGATATACATTTCAAGTTTATATGATGAATTAAAGCGTGATGGTACATCCTCATTCAGGACTTTATCTTCGTTTACAATATCACGAGGCAAATAATATACATCTTGTCCATAGGCTTTTAAAGCCTCAATGACAATTTCCTCGTACATTTGTTGTTCTGATCTTCGCCCTTGGGTGAAGTACCTATTAGTAGCCATTTATTACCCCATAAAGAAATCAGCTGGGAATTCATGCTCTTCACGAATAGTTTCTCTAAGTCTAGCCAGATCTTGTTGTGCATCTTCATACATCTGTCTACCATTTAGCTGCACACCGCCAGGCAACTGCATGCCTTCAAACTTTAGAAGATTCTGACCCCATTGCAATTTAAATAATGCAGTCGTATATTCTTTTAACCATCTGTCATTATAGATTGAAGTATTTACATCAGGATCTAGAATTTTATAGATCTCTGCAACAAGATAATCACCTGACTTAATATCTTTATCTTCAAAATCACCATCGATATATAATCTATTTTCTCTACGTGAGAATCTGACTTGTGGCGTACCATTGAGCTTCATATCAATCAATGACAAATATTGTTGCATCGATTCATAATAGGCTAAGTCACCCATATATGTCTGTAGATTAGCGATATCATTAAGGTGTAGCTGATATTTGATATCAAAGAAGTCCTTTGAAACAGAACCGCCTTTGACCGGAAATAACCTAGATACATATGTGATATCAGTACTTAGATCGATATATTCATTCGATACATCTGAATCTGAAACTTCGTGCTTTAAATACGAACGCAATGTCGCATCTGAATGGAATTCTTGATAATACTGCAGAGCTTCGTCTACACGATCTTCCATTTGATCTGCATCAATATTTACTTCGATTACTGGTTCACCAAGGGCTCGTAAGCAATAGTCAATTAATCCTTGGCGGCTGGATGGTGTAGCCATAAAAAAATACCCCTAAGTTCGTATCTTAGAGGTATTTATAACAATTTTTTACAGCAGTTTTATTCTAAGAAATTCGACATATCGGTTTGCGCAGTTGTTTCTTCGACGGTAACGATTTTATCGACATTTGCCCATGATCCATATTTTCTTAATAATCTATTAATTTCTGTAATAGTTTCAGTTGCAGTTAATCCAACTTTATTATCGCCATGTTCTATCGATGCCACATAATAGCATTTATCTGAATCGGGATCAATAGCTAATATTTGTTCATCATTTAACAAATCAGGGGTCATTACCCAACCTGCTTCAGCTGAACCTGTAACTTCCTTTACACGAATAAATTCAGAAGGACATGTTTCTAGTTTTGTCTTATGTTCCGCTACCGCTGCATTTGCGGATTCTAACGTGTCGAATTCTTCACCAATATAATAGTACTTTTTCATTTAAGTTGTTCCGTAAACTGTGCCGTTATTTGTAAGTGTGTAACTATTGCCATTATCATCAACAGCGGCACCACCAGCACCACCATTTGTAGAACCAGCAACGTGACCACCATTAGCACCCCAGCCGCCGCCACCACCGCCGCCGACGTTAGAATATTGAGTGTTTTGACCCGCATTACCTGCAGAACCCCCACCAAAGTATGTACCGAAGCCGCCATAACCCGAACCTCCTGTGCCCGGCAATATTCGACCCCCGCCACCAGCAGCACCTCCATTTACGGAACCCTTCGATCCACCACCTCCAGCGCCTCCGCCACCGCCTCCTGAGCTACCTTGTGCGTAACTAGCGCCTGATTGACCTGGTGCGCCGCCTGCACCTCCATTATAAAAGTTACTGCTATATCGGCCATTGCCGCCGTCACCGCCACCAGCACCACCACCAGCACCACCGTTGGTAGTGCCACCACTGCTCGCCGCGCCGCCTCCGCCACCGCCAGCAATATATGCGCCAGAGTTATTTACAATAGTTACACCTGTTGTACTAGAAGCTATTTCAATTGCAGGTCCTCCTGCTGGCCCGGATCCACCGTTGGCGTTTGAACCTTTGCCGCCTTTACCAATGATATAGCCATTATTAGTCACGGTTAAATTAGGTGCTCGAATATCGAGAGCTGGTGTGGAGGTATTATCTGACCAAACATAAACTCCGCTACTAATAGTAACGTCTGCGACGCCAAATGCGCCATCGCTTACAACAACTTCTTGGGTATTTTCAGTTATATCTCCACCAGATGTCGTTTCAGAACTTCTATCAGTTCCGTCTTCATCGTATATTTTAAATCCATCAGAATTATCAATCCGTAAGCCTTGGATAGTCATAGCTCCGCTAGAAACAGTAATTCCGTCAAATAAAGATGCTACGGCTGATTGACTACCAGTGCTGGTGCCATAGGCACAAGTTGATCCGATTTGAACATTTGGCATTTTAGACCTCTATTATTCTGGTTGTGTTGGCCAAGTAACGTTGGTCGGAAATCCTTCTTGATCACTAATATTCAATAGGGCTGTTCTATATGCAGTCCATTCATTCTGTTTTTCTGTAGTCAGATCGTTCCAACGTAAAGTATTTGAGACGATAGGATCTACTACTCTCTGTAAGATAGCGTCTCTTTCTGCTCTTACATCTACACTCATTACTTCAGTTTGACGAGTAGTATTTAAAACCCAATCATTATTAACCCAATCATGAAATTGATCAGGACGTTCTGTAACTTCAAGTGTTCCATCAGGCCATTTATCTCTAATAGACTGAGGAATCTCATCAGTAAGTGTAACCCAGTAACCTGCGTCTGGATGATAAAAATGTTTCATATTTTTCCTGCTCCGTATATACTTTGATTTGCACATATATATGCATTACCGCCTGATACTCCTGTATAAGAAAGAGCATGCCACCAATTACCAGGAGGTATAACAGCGCTCATATAAAAATTCTGTTGGCCATCACCGCGACCAATTGTTGTCCAATTAGCTCCGACATTTGTATGGCTAGCAAAGAAATAGTGAGACGCCGTATTCATATTTACTATGACTATAATTGGTGCACCGGTCGTATTTTGATAATAAGTATTTGCTATTAAGCTAGTAACGTACCATTCATAAGTAGCATCCCCAAAATTAAATGTTTTTGGTGCACCGTTTAATTCATGTATATTTGGACTATCGCCTATAATTTTAAAAGCCATTAAAATATCCTAAAGGTTATAATGATCGCGCCACAATCTCCAGCCAACTGCCATTATAGAATATCCAGGTAGTACCATAACACCTATTTGGTTTGGGCCCTGACTATCACCATCGCATATAGTTCTAACCGTACCTGTAGTACCTTCTCTTATCTGAACATAATAACTAGTACTTTGGTTTATTTCAATCATAGCCCAATAAGGGAAACTCTCAGTATTTTGATACCATGTGCCAGATACTCTAGATGTACTATTGTGTTGTACTGCATTGATGGAATAACTATTCCTATTATCAATACCTGTAATAGAACTGCCACCTGCTGTTGAACTTGAAACTAATGTTGCTGTCATTGTGTTTTTACATCCCCGTTAGCACCTTTGGACGCGCCATAACCTCCCCACACACCACCAGTACATCTAAAATACCAACCTGGCGGAACATGTAAGCACATAAAGTTGAATGCTCCACCATCTGATTTTGTGATTTCTTTCCATGTAGAATTATCAGCGCTCACTTGAACTTGATAACTAGCATTGGAACCTAGCTTTGCATGAAACCAAATAGGGTAACTCTCAGTATTTTGGTAAGAAGTATTGGCTGTTGTCACCTGATGGACAAGATCTTCTTTCGCTTGAGGACCTATGAAATCTGTATTATCTACGACTCCATCTACACCATTTAAAACAATTACTGCCATTATTCTACCGTTACATTTGGGATTGGTTGAACTGCCATTAATTCTTCAGGTGTAGTTGCTGCTTCAATATCTGCAAGTTTATCAGCATTTCTTAATACATTTTTACGAGCAACAATATCTGAAGTATCTGCACCATTTTCGAGTGCTTTCATAAATTCTACATCTAGCTTCGCTAATTCAGGCTCTCGGGCTAATCGAATTTTATCTCGCCAGATGTCTTTAGCTTTTTGCATATTTGTACCGATTATATTATCCTCTGTTTTTTCCCATGCTTCTCTAAAAGCACGCTCTGTAGGGATTGTATAATCTGCAGTTTTGTAATCTGCTCCGCCAATTTTAATAAATGTATCTTTCATTTCTTAGAACTTTCCTGTAATCCCGCTAAAACCTTCTTGCCAATCATTTCGAGAGTCAGTATTACTCCCGCAATAGCTTCTCCATGTTGAAGTACTTGTAATTCGACCACCTTTTTGAGATGCATACTCATTAGTATCGCTATAACGACAGGGTAATGTCCAACATGTTCCACTCATAGCTGATCTAGTATAATCAGTTGTCCATTCCGGCTCACCAACCCCTTGATCTGTCCCACTAGAAACACCTCTATCGTCAAATATACTAACCAATGGATTCATATCAAATCTGACCCAGGCATTTGCAAACATAAAAGGAGCATCATTCGTCGAAGTTCTTTCTATTAAATTATTAACTTTTACAGTGCCCATTTTATATACTCACTAATCCACTATAACCTTTGAGCCAATCAAGCCGAGCGGTAGTATTACTCCCGCAATAAACTTCCCATTGGTTGCTAGCAATAATTCTACCACCTGTTTGAACTGCATACTCATTAGTACCACTATAAATTCCACACTCATTAAACATACTACCTAAACTTGCGAAGGCTCCATCAGTTTGAAAATATGGATTTCCTGTGCCTTGATCTACTAAAGATGATACACCCACATCAGCAGTAATTGCTGGCGTTGTCATATTATATTCTACCCAAGCTTTAATACGATATCTTTGTGCTCCTACTGGAGTCTTATATACTTCAGATCTTATAGTACTCATCTAAACACCGCCGCATTTCCCAATCTCCAATCATTCCGAGTGGTAGTATTACTCCCGCAATAAGTTTCAAATGTCGTAGTACTATTTATTTTCAAACCACTTTGGCTGGGGGCCCTAAGTAAATTTGAATAAAATCCACAATCATTATATCCAGCACCACTGGCAGAAGCCATTGCAAATCCTAGAGTAAATTGTGGATTTCCTGTGCCTTGATCTGATAGAGATGATATGTTCTCATCAGCATTAATTGCTGCCTGTACCATATCATATTCTACCCAAGCTCCGTCAGTGCGATAAGTACTACCAGATGCATTTTGAATTGTATCTACGTAAAGAGTACTCATGCTACCATTATCCATGCATTTCTGAAGGTTCTATCAGTTGGCACTTGATCACACGTTACAATTTTAAACATAGGACGGTTATGCTCTTGTGACCATACCTTTCGTGGTAAATCTTTCATACAGAGATACTCCAATGCTTCTTCTTCTGTTAAAGGCCCAATTCTTGGTGCCGTATACTGTTTTTGTAACTTATCATGATCATGTTCAAAGCGCTGATGCCTACCTTCATCAATTGCTTTTTGTTCATCATCTTGTAATTCCCAATAAACATTAATAGGTGGTAAATTACCTGCCATTGCTTCTTTCATCCATCTATCACTTGGAACCAATATCTTTGTAGGTTCATCCAAATGATCAGGATCGTCAAAAATCACTCTGTAATTACATTTATAATCTTCTGTCATAAGTCTAACTCATATTGGTTTTCATGGTCTAAATCGAATAAATCTCTTAAATTTCTTCTTACGTTATTTTGATCAACTAAATATTCTTCGCCGTCACGAGTGTTACCCCATTTAATTCCATCAAATACGAGCAGTCCATCAATTAGATCAATGCCTGCAACTCTATTCGCTAATTCCTCTGGTGTTAGTGCATAGTTACCCCAACGTAATCCAAAATCAGAGGATAATAATATATCATTCATTGCCATAATTTATACTACTGTAAAAGTTGCTCCTGTGCTTACTGTTACTGTATAACCAGATTCAATAGTCATAGGACCAAATACACCATGATTATGGCCAGCTGAAATCGTAAAGCTAGCACTAATATCATCTACATGATCCATTCCTACAACTTTACCTTCACTGAGAAAAGGCACAGCGCTAGAGCCAGAGCCCTGAGTAAAACTACCCGTATCACCGACAGTAGCTGTATTGCTGCCACCTGCGCCATTGTAAACGTAAACTGCCATTTAAAACTCCATCGAACTTTTAGTTATTTATATACGTTCTATGTCTTCTTCAATACAATTTTTTCCATACTGAATTTCTACAATACGCAACTCATCATCTGTGTCATTAATAAGCTGATGCCATTCACCAAATCCAATATCAATCTCTTCATGTTTATTTAACATATATTTTGATATGCCAGTCTGATCATAACCCTTTAAGACAGTCGCAGTTCCATAAGAAACCATCCAGTGTTCTTGTCTTAATTCATGGCGTTGTAGACTTAACTTTTGTCCAGGTGCAACAGTTAATTCTTTGACCTTTGTTTCTGGCCCATCATTATGTAAAACTCTATAATAACCCCAACTTCTTTCAGTCTTAGGTGACTTCCATTCTGCTAAAATTTTGCTCGATGAGTTAGCCTTAAAATCACCACCTACACCAAAAATAAATTCTACGTTATCATCATCAATATCCATTTCAGGAATATTATCGATATTTCTATCACCACCATTTGCAAATAGAATACGTGATTTTGGAAAGAGTTTACGTACCTGAACAATAGCATCTTTTGCTGAGCCATCACTATCGTCAAATCCAATAGCCATCATAGTATTCTTCATATTTTTAGCAATAGCCATTCGTTCAGAGAAAGACATAAATGGCTGACCTTTTTTACGAGTCAACCATGCATCTGAATTTACTGCTAAAACTACTCGACCGATCTGACTAGCCGACTCGATCATGGCAATATGACCAGAATGAATCGGATCAAAACCACCACTTACAATAACAATCTTATCTTTCATACTATTCCCAATTTGCTCGAGATGGACCAGTGTCAAAGAAGAACATATGCCATAAACGACTATCTTCTAATTCACTGCCGAAATATTCATTCGCGGCATGGATTGCACCACCATCAAAAATTACGCAACGATTATATACATTACCAAAAGTATCTACTTTATCATAAGGCGTTCCATCACACCACGTCTTGCCAGGAAATACTTTATATCCAGTACCATCATCACCCCAAGTCATCTGAGTATTATGATGGATTCTTGTTTCTTTATGCATAAACGTAGATGTGCCACAAGAAGGTGGAGCATTTGGTGACAGATAAATCATAGCAGCCCAACGTTGATGGTCACAATGATAAACTAATCTTTCACCAGCTACGTTATTCTGAAAACGGCCATTCATACCGTATTCTTCCCATGCAGTAATCTTATCACCAATTACATCTTCAAATGTCTCTTTGATACCTGGAAAGAAATGCTGTGTACGAGTACGTTTACCGACATAGCCTTCATCGTCAAAAAACTCTTGTTGCAATGCATAAGCACGAACTGAATCTGGATCTTCATAGAAGTTATCAATAATAAAAGCTCGTTTGCTTTCTTTATATGCCGGATTAATTTTTAAATTAAACTCAGGCTTTTCTTCTTTTGGTTGTTCTTGAATCGTAGTCGTACCATTCTCAACTAGTTCATCTAAATTAATCCAGTTTGCCATTTAAAACCCCGTATATTTGCTTCTGACAAATTCTAAGTCGTATCGTGTTTCAGTAATGTGATGCTCTTGATCTTGCCAAGGTAAATCAGTTGGTGCTACACCTCTCCAATGTGGACCCCACTTTTCGTTAAGATATGTAAAGTTTATTTGATTTGCATCGTCTAGAATCTTACGTAATTCAGGATCACTCTTCTTTGTTTGACTACCACCATTTTCGTTATAATAATCAGCTGCTTCACCATGACCATGTCTAAATCTATTATTTAGACCAATCACCTTTTTCACGTTTCTCTTGGCCATACGCATAATATAATCGGCATCCTCACAATATGCAGGATATGTATTTTCATCAAACAATCCGAATTGCTTTACTGTATTCTCATGAATAGCAAAACAATCCCATGTGCCTAAATTAAAATCACCAGTATTTGGATGAACCATACCGACTTCTGAATCTTCAAATGCGTTATCAATCTCTGCTAAACATCCAGGATTAAACATAATATCATCATTTACAATAACCCAATATTTAGACATCATATAGCATTTAATAACTAAATTCCATGCACCTGCTACACCGATATTTGCAGGCATATGAACGACCTTAATATTCTGTACAAAGTCATGAGACATCTTAGTCAAAGCATCAAGCTCTTCATCAATAATCCCACGACCGTTGTTATTGATAATTACTACGTTCTCGACAGGATAATCAATCGAAGTAATCATACGATGAATCCAATAAGGATTATTGACTACTGGAACACCAATTACTGGAATCATAATTCACCTAAAATATAACGCTCTGCCATTTTGGCCTTACCTGTTACACACATCATTTTCTTGAGAATCGCTGGGTCAATTAAATCAGGATGCACAAACCAATCTTCATATGGTCTATTATCATCTGGTGAAATATTATCAGCTACAAGTATATATCCATATGATTCAAGATACATTCTTGCTTTCTCACGAATCATATTCGTTTGCTCTTGATATACATCATGTTCGAACGTAATTACTCTGAATTTTGTAGTTTCAAAAGGTATGTTCAGTAGCGCCTTGAATGATACCTCAGGAGGATCACAGTCTACCTGGAGATAGTCTACTATCCCGTTTATACCATTCGCCATAAGCAGAGCACTATAATTTGTTGATGTTGCATCTTTTAAATAACATGGATTCTTGCGCTCTTGATTATGAGCATTTACAAATCCTTCATCAATATCAATTGCTATGCCTGTCCAATCAAACTGTTGTTCAAGTAATGCCGTATTATTACCATAGAATGAATTGCCAGCACCAATCTCAAGATATGTCCCATAACGTTTACCATCTAATAGTGATAGGACAAACATATCCTGATATGCTTCAGAAAAGTTTTGTTGAATATCTTCTGAACCGCTAAACTTATGTCTTAACATACCATGTTTTTCAGATTTGTAAACAGCAAAAGGCTCATTATA